AAACATAATATGCGTCTGGGAATCTAAGAAACGAAAAACCTCAATTTAATTTGTCCGAAATCTTGACATAGGACCAACAGATGGAATGGCCGAGCTCGTGGGCGCAGACGAAGCGTTGCAAATGGGAGGGAAGATTGTCATTCAGAATGATGCATTGAATCCGTTTATATTTTGTGTAATAGCCGAGAATAGACTTTAGCGGAGCATATATGATTTGTACGCCGCGAGCCTCTGCAATTTCATATGGGTTCCATGTTTGATATTTTTTCGCCGTTTGTACGGCGATTTTTTTTTACATCCATAGAGCATCACCACCTTTAAAGAATAACTTATTTCTGATATTTTTTCGGGGTGAATTTCTTCTTGGCGGTCCGTTTCGCTATCTTCATGGCCGTTTCCAAAGAGGCCCGTAATAGCTCACGGTCTTCGTCGCCTTCAGCATTTCCCATGGCCGCGGATCCGTCCAGTGATTCTATCATGTTTTCAAGATCACGCGCTATGTCACGTTCATCTTTCGGTGTAAGCGGTGGAAGGTTGGAGTCGGGAATCTCTTTTGATGTAGAATTGCCGAGTAAATAATCAATAGATACGCCAAAATAGGCGGACATCTTCTTGAGTACTTCTGTGCTTGGTTCTGCACGACCATTTTCATATTTAGAAATGGCTGCCTTTTGGATATCGAGCACTTTCCCTAATTCTTCCTGTGTGATATGTTTTTGTTTTCGCAATTCCTTAACTCTGTTCATCGATTTATCACCTGACCTTTATATAAAGTATCCGAAAACGATTCTATGTAAATTATAATGTTTCCATTAAAGATACTCAATGGAAGTTTCCTAATTGGAAATTTTACTTTTAATATATCTTGACAAGATACAAAATAACTCGTATACTTTAAGTATCCCAAGAGGAAACATTTGATAGGGGGTGATAAGATGTTTGAAAGACTTAGAGCGTTAAGAAAAGAAAAAGGCCTTACATGTGAAGATATGGCCGAAGTTCTTGGGCTCGAAACGAAGAGTGCTTATAGCAAGAAAGAAAACGGGAGTACAAAATTCTCTCTTGATGACGCTAAGAAAGTTTCATCTATCTTAAACAAGAGCATCGAAGATATTTTTTTTGCTGATGAAGTATCTTTAAAAGATACAAAAAATTAGAGTTCAAGGAGGCGAGCGCATGGACACAAAAAGAAAAGAGCCATGCAGAAGCATGGCTCAGGATGAAATAACGGAAGCCAAAGAAATTATTTTGAAAGCTAAACGACTTACCAAAATTAATAAAATATTGACTGGATTAAACTTATTAATTTTTCTTGGATACCTAGCAGAATTCCTATGATACCGATGATGATAGCTGCATAGTATGCTTTTTTAGCGTAAGTCGCGCTTTCTTTAGCTACTGTTAAAGATTCTTTCGCTATTTGTGTATTTTGAAGGGTCAGCTTTTCCATGTATTGTTCTTTTTGTAACTCGTATAATCTGTTTTCTCCGGTAATATTCAAAATAAAAGTATCCGTTGGCTTGAATTCATACAGATAGAAAAAGTCATCTGGAATTTCTTCGAATTGGAAATACGTCGGAGTAGGATTAAGCGGACCAATCAAATTATAATTTTTAAATTGATTAGGCCCGATTTTGGGGTCATCACTGAGATAAGAGCACATGGTTGGAGAATTCAGTTCAGGCATTATCCTCTGCAGGTCCTGGTAGGTGTTTTTACCAGATGCAATAGCTAGGATAAAAGAATCAATCTCTTTGTGTGTGAGATTGAACTTCTTCTTATTGTATGCATCCATGGCTTTCTGAAACCCAACCTGCTGTTGTTGTGAAACAGCCTCTTGTATAAAAGAACTAGTATAGACATCTTGAACCCCAGAAGAAACATTTTCCCAATAGTCATCGATTTTAGCCATTATACTCACCTCCCTTCATGGCCATTATAGCATATGGGAGATGCGAAAAGAAAAAGGAGTGATGCGTATGATTCCAGAAGACGGATACCTATTGTCAGAGCTGCTTTCGCTGGTGGGATTACTGATTTTCCTGAAAGCGTCCATCCACCACGGGCTCTTCTTCGGAGCGGTGGTCTTCGGGGCGGGTATCCTGCTCAAGATCTATTGCCTGATCCTGGTCATGAGCCAGACGCTTTGAATAGCGGAACGGACTTCTTCCGATAGGGAAGCCTAACGATGAACTTTACCTGCCCCAGGTCAAAGCTTGGATGCTGGCTGCAGCATTTACGATATAGGTCCACATAAACAACATCTCCTTTCGTACTCATCATAGCATGGTTCAACGGAGGGGGAAAGAAATAAAGGAGGTACTAAATATGAATGAAGTTTTGAATATCAACAACGTCCGCGGATACCTGGATAAGGAAACCGGGACGGCATACCTGAATGCCGGAGACGTGGCACGAGGATTTGGATTTATTCAACGACAAAATAAAGGCGGGAAAGAATATGTATCCATTCGTTGGGATAGAGTCAATCAATATCTCCATGATTTTGGCTTTCCCCCACAAGTGGGGGAAAATGATTTCCTCCCGGAAAACATGGTGTACCGGCTGGGATTTAAGGCCAGCAATGAAGCAGCTCAGAAGTTTCAAGCGGTTCTGGCTGATGAGGTCCTCCCGGCCATCCGCCGACACGGCGCGTATCTGACACCGGAAAAGGTGGAAGAAGTGCTGCTGAATCCGGATACGCTGATCAAGCTGGCCACGGAGCTCAAGGCCGAACGAGAAGCACGGAAGCACGCCGAACTGGAAGCGGCCAGCGCAAAACAAGTAATCGGTGAGCTGAAACCGAAGGCCGATTATACCGACCGTATCCTTTCCAGTAAAGGAACGGTGCCGACCACGGCCATTGCGAAAGACTATGGGATGAGCGCTAAGGCATTGAACCAGAAACTCCACGAACTCCGGGTCATCTACCGGATGGGGTCGCAATGGTTCCTGTACGCCAAGTACCAGGCTAAAGGCTATACCCACAGCAAGACCTTCTACTTCAAGCACAGCGATGGCCGCCCGGACTGTAAAATGCAGACCGAATGGACCCAGAAAGGACGCCTCTTTCTGTATCAGCTCCTCAAGAAGCATGGAGTTCTTCCCATGATTGAACGGGAAGACCAGGAAGCGGGACACTAAGGAGGCACGTATCATGACGAGCAAGGAAAAAGAACTGTTAAAATCCCGTTTTCAGCAACGCTGGGGACAGGCCATCTGTATACAGCAGTGGGCGAAGGAAGGCAAAAATGGTTGGACAAAGGAAAAGGCCAAAGAATTTGCAGGCATCGCTTGCGGGTATATGTACGCTTGCGGGGACGTATTGGAAGCGTCCATGAAGCAAAGCCAGGCAACGGATATTGTCCGCGGCTGGGCCGATGAAGTAGAAGAAAAATTGGGGTCATCGCTGGAATTATAAGGAAGTGCATAGCATGGATAGAAACAAAAAAGAGCCATGCGGGAACATGGCTCTAATTGTTACAAAAAACGACTTTTATTACACAGTCATACGGTGCATAGGAATCTTCATGGCTTATCAATGCTCGTCATTGACGCTATCTGATGAGGCATTTTGGCTTGCTTGGCTCGTCATTGCTTTTTTAGTGCTTTCCATAACTTGGGACTGTATAAAATCCATGTGAGCTTGGACAGCATCTTCATGAGCTTGAATGGCATCATTGTGAGCTTGGATGGCGTCTTCATGTGATATAGACTCCATTTCATAGGTGGCCAAGGTAAAAATCACATTAATTATCAGTATAATTAGTCGAATAATCTTATCACGGCTCAATGATTTTTCTTTAAGTGTGGGGAATAATTCATCAATCTGTTTTTCTTGTTCTTCTGTAACTTCTGGAACGTCGGCATGTGATATTTCGACTGGGTCCAACTGTTGTAAGAACGATTCGGCTAAGTCAGTACGCACATCCAATGGAATTTGGGAGATTGCATTGAAAGCATCTGACCAGGGCAGATTACAAGCAGGATTTAGTTTTGTAATAACGTTCATAGAATCTTGTATAGCCCTAATAGCTGGTGGGTCTGTAATTTGAGAAATTTTTTCCACTGATTTCATTAGTTGCTGAATAGCAGGCGGTGGAAGAGTAAGGGAATACAATTTCTGCATTTGTTGTTGGATTTTGACAGCTTGCCAGGCAATACCTGACATCGAGCTTAAATCTGTTATTTTCGCCATAATAGTCACCTCCCTTCATGGTCATTATACCAGAACGGGAGAAGAAAGGAGAAAATGATGAATGAAGATATTTATAAGGGGTTACCCCCGATTTTAACGGCAAAAGATGTGGCCGAATTCTTGCGGATTGGCATGAACCAGGCCTATGAAATCATCCATGAAATCGGGTTCCGGTATGGGCGTACCGTCAGGTGCACAAAAACTCAGTTAATTTGCTTCGTGGAAGGAGGTGGGAAACATGAAAACGATGGAAATTTACGAACATGGACTGACCAGGCAAAAGCGTAAGCCGCGCTTCCGGATGATCCGGAGTGCGATGGCCATCGTGGCCGCCTTTGGGTGCGGCCTGTACATCGGCCACACGACGCCATGGATGATCAGCGAAACACTGGTAGCCGATACATCATACACCCATGAAGTAGATGCCGGCGAAACGCTCTGGCAGATTGCCGGACCCATTGCAGATCAGACCGGACAGGACGTCCGGGAAATCATTTACCAGCTCCAAATCAGCAATGATCTGGGTCCGAATCCGACACTGAAACCGGGGCAGAAATTAATCATCCGTTACTGATAGGAGGTGGTGACAGTGGATGATTTTTTCCGTGACATCATCGAATTCTACAGTGATCCGGAAAACATCCGGGCCCTAGAAGAATACCGTAAAGAACAAGAAGCCTTGAAAGGAGGTGAAACGAATGATGTGCGAAACG